ATATATCCGTCACCACTTGTTCCAGCACTTCTTGGTTCTAGGTCAATAAATCTAGGTTCATCCAGAGATGGTCTTCCATTAGGGTTTTCTGGATCAGTACCGTTTTGTAAGCAAATATAAACTCTAAAATCTCTATTAACAATATAATAATTTGAAGAGTATAATGATGTTGCTAGAGAGGGTTGCGAGACACTATCTCTATTAATATCATGTCTATACATATCATATGTTAGACCAGATGACCATGTATTCTTTTTGATTGCAAATCTAACGTCATCTGTAGAAACTTTTTTTAGTCCAACTACAGTATCCCAGTTGTGCATCTCCTCAGAAAAACTATCTTTAGGTGATGGTGGTGATTCATCCCAGGTTGAACTATAGTCTTCTGAATTTGTTAAACCGACAAAACTATAGTAAGAATTGCTACTAGAAGTAATTTCATTTACGAAATTTCTAGCATTTAATATTCTAAGTTGATCCGTTACAATTGCAGACATGACTTTTTTTATCTATTTATTAGGATATTAAATGAGTTAAGAAACTCTGTGAACCGTGGAAACATTAATGGTAACTGCATTACCTAATTCTGTTCCAGTAATAGCAATTTGAGACTGATCTCCTTGGTAACGCATCTCAATAGTCGTAGCAGCACTAGGAACAAGACCAAATGATCCAGCATTGATGCCTGTTGCAATTCCAACTGCACCAGTGAATGCTACGTTTGCAATTGCACCTCCAGTTTTTGAAGTATATGGAAGACCACCAACAATCACACCACTTCCATTTGCGGTTCCACCACTAACGGTTAAAATGATGTGAGCAAACATCAAATCACCAATTCTTGTATAATAACCATTCTGTGCAGAATATGTTGGGCTAGTAATTCCTTGCGTAATTATGGGAGTGAATGTTCCCTCTTCGTAATTATCAAGAAGTTCAGAAGTTGCAGTTCCAGTACCGTCTGAAGTTGCAGAAAAATCAATACCGTTACCTGCTGTTGCAATAACTACATCACCAGATGTAATAGTTGCATTACCAGTAACTCCTACACTATCAAGTTCTGTTGTACCCTCAACATCAAGATTTTGACCAACCCAAAGATTCTTCTCAATACCAACACCACCAGCAACCTTTAAGGCACCATTGGTCGGACTTGTTGACTGTGTAGTGTCTTCAATGTCAACATCTCCACTAATATCAACTGCATCATTAATATCGACTATGCCACCAGTAGAATCGAGTATAAGGTTGCCTGATGTAGTATCAACGGTATTAGTATCAATTCTTACATTATCAATGGTCGCACTACCAGTAACAGTAACAACACCAACTGCTTGTAGATTATCTACTTCAGTGTGCCCATCAACATCTAAATCTACCCCAACAGAAAGAGTTGATCCATTAAATGTTAAATTGGCATCATCTTCAAGTGATCCTGCACTACCAGCAATAACAACACGATTATCTGTTAAGTCTGCAACTGTTGCAGATGAAAGATTAATTTCACCACCACTAAGGTCTGCTCCACCATTAACATCAAGTGCTCCAGCAATTGTTACACCAGCTGACACATTAACAAAATCTAATTCTGTGTGTCCATCAACATCCAAATCACCGTTTGCATCTATATTTGCATTAACAGTAAGGAGTTCATCAATTGTAGTCGTATCTAAAGTTGTAGCACCATCAACATCCAAAGCTCCATTAAAGTCAACTGCACCAGTAACAGTCAATGCTGCTGAGACATTTACATCATCGAGATCGGATAATCCGTCTACTGTTAGATCTGTAGAAATATCAACAGATGCATTAATATCAACATTATTACTAAATGTAGATAATCCTGCAACTTGAAGACGTGAATCTAAGAATGTGGCATCATAAAATGTTGAAACACCCGTTACAGTAATACCAGATCCTAAAACTACAACACCATCTCTGGCAGTAACAACACCAATTGAATCGACATTAGTTACATCTTCATAAGTAAGAACTCCAGTGACAGTTAAATCACCACCAACATCTAGATTTCCACTAATATCTCCATTACCGTTAATATCCAATCCAGTAGAAGTAATAATACCTACAGTTAAATTTGGATTTCCTGATAATAATGTTGTTCCATCACCTAATGCATTATAAACCTCTAGGAAATTTTCATTAACTTTAATGGCACCAGCAAGAAGTGAATCTCCAGTGCCATCATTTGGTATAGTTCCAGTTGATATCCCTTGTAGTGCCATTATAATAGACGAGCTTTATGACTTATTTATAAGATCACTCAGAATACTGAGTATATAACTTAGATCTTAGATGGAATACTCTCTTAACAATTGATGATGTAGAAAGACCTGCATAACCATCTTGAGGATATGCCTCAAAAGATCTTGGTTGCTTTCTACTCTTATTTGGATCCCAATCAAGTCTTCCCCAAGAGAAGTTGCCAAAGAAACCAAAGTCTCTTGAATTCACAGTACCATCTCCATCAAAAGTTGGAGATAAATCAGAATCAAAAGTTGCTTCAGTTGAACTAAAGATTTCATTATTAGCTGCCATTTCAAATACATCTTTAATAAGAGTAGTAACTTCTAAAATATCAGTTGTTCCTACTCCAGGTACAGCAGCTGTTGTTCTATTAATATCATATGCCTGGAAGACATTTCCTCCCCTTTGAGTTACAATTCCAAGAACACTTCCATCATTATAGAGTGATGTTACACCTTTACCGACAGTTACCTCTGAAGTTGTGAAGTAATAATCTGTTAAAATGCCACTAACACCTGTAGTTACGAATCCACTATTATTAATAGCATCATTTCTTAAAGGTGAATAATGTGGAACATATAGTCCCAATTTCAATGCAGTTGTCGCAATACCAACGACTGAAGTGTTTGCAATAGAAATGATAGATCCAAAATCTCCATCATAAGTAACTTGCTTAACAAGTTCAGTTTTTGCTAATGGTGGTTCAATTAGTACATATGGTTTTTGTGTAGAAATATATCCACTTCCACCATCAGTGACATTAATTGATGTGATAGAACCATTAGTAACAACACAAGTTGCAATTGCGGTAGTTCCACCAAGACCAGGTGTACCAATAGAAATTTCTGGATTAAATGTATATCCAGCACCTGCATTTGTAATAGAAACAGAAGTGATTGATCCACCAGCAGAAACAGTTACAGTTCCCAAACCAGTTTCTTGATATTCTTGAGAAATAAATTCAACTTGACCTAGTTTAACACCAGATAGATTTTCATTTCTATTATCAAAGAATGTAGTAACATTTTCAACCCAAGCAATTGTTGTATTAATTCCAAGAGGTTGGATTAAATTAGTAACTGGTGAAATATATGGTTCATAAAGATTTCTATCTTTTCCAATTGGTTCACCGTTGATAAAAACATCATCCTCTTGCTTACATGCCATAATTGGTCTTTCAAAACTTTCATCATCTACTCTTCCAATACCACTGTATGGGTTTGTAAGAATAATATCGGATGTAAGAATATCTTCTACTGATCTATGATCTTCAGTCAAACCTGGAGAATCAGATTGTAGTTGAACAGTGTCTCCAACTTCAATTGGTTCGACAATATCAACTTCAACAACATCAACATCTCTTGTTCCTCTATAGAAAATAATTCTAGAAGTATATTCTTTAGGAATTGGTTCAGAGAAGATGAGCAAACTACCACCCTTAAAGGTATATGATTGATTTGGAACTTGTAGAATATCGTTAATGAATACCAAAACAGTTGCAGATACATCAATATTACTTCCAGGTCTTGCTCTAATTGAAAGTCTTTCACCTTGGAATGAAATTGGGAATACTCTTCGTACACCATCAAATCTATCATCTAGACTATCTAATTGTTGCAATTGTCCAAGTGACCAGGCACTAAATTCATCACTATGTGTTTCATTAACAGTTACCTGGAATTCGTCAAATACTTTACTAGTATCTGTTGGAATACCAGTGCTTCCACCAATTGCAACAGTTAGAATTTCACCCTGACCATAAGCATAACCATTATTATTAAATTTAAATTCACCGATCGTAGTATCTCTACTTACAAATATATCAAGTGATGCTTTTGTTCCAATTCCTTGAACAGAATCGTTAGAGTAGATAAGTGGGATATTTGTATAACTTAGTGGAGAATCAAATCTTATTCTTGGTGGATTTGTGCTAGTATATGCAGTTCCTGGATTTGTAATAGCAACTCCAGTAATATGTCCATTCAATGCAGTCGCATAACCAATTATTGATAGATCAGATGGAGTTTCGGCAAATACATTAATATGTGTCTGTATACCAGGTCTATAACCAGATCCACTGTTACCAATGCTGATAGCAGTGATAGATCCAAATCCAGAGATCGTTGCAGTACCACCAGCAGCAACTAGTGGTTGATATCCAAGACCAGTTGTAGATCCAATATTTACAATTACACCACCAACAGGAACATTAGAACTATTAACATCTTCACCTGGTGTCTGTGTAGTAGGTTCAAATAGAATATTTGTATATGCACCAGGTTCAGTTAATTCATAATTACCAACAATTGAGGAAACACCTAGTCTCTTCGGTTGTTGGAAGATATCTTTGATTAAAATAATTGCATTATCAGTAGAAACACCAGTAACATTTGATCCTTCATCAGTTGTTAAAGTAAATGCAGTTCTAATACCAGTAAATTGGGAAGAAATATCATCAAAGATATAATTTTTAGTATAAGTTTCAAAAGTTTCATCCTCGATTCCAGATCTCATGAAGGTTCTTCCATGGAAATAGGAATTTGTAGTAATTCCAGTGTAATCTCTATCTGATGGATCAACAAATGGAACACCAAACTGGTTTAGATCTGGAGTAACTGGTACTTTTCCATATGGTGGTGCAGCAAAGTTAATCGTTGATCCAACAATAGTATAATTACCAGTTAGTTTTTCAACTAAATCTCCAGCAGTATGGATACCTAGTTCTGTACCCATCCAAGGTCTTCTAACTCTAATTTTTTCATCAGAACCAACACCAACTGTATCAATTCTCATAATCTCATCATTAATCTTAATAATATCTTGTGAGAAGAATGAAGTAATTCCAGTTGTATTGATTAAAGTATCCGTTAATGCAATATCCTCAGATAGTGTTGTCTTGATTCCCACTTTTACTAGTGGTGACTGCATCATGTTATCAATAGTAAATATTCCTTTAGTATCTTTATTTGTAGCAGTAATTTTATGCTGCGTTCCAATTCCAGCAGATGCTAGAATCAATGGCTCTGAATTAAATTTCAGTGCCTTTTCTGCAGTATCTGTAAGTTTGATCTTACTATCATTAACTTTGATTACATAAAGATTTGTTGGAAGTTTATCAGTAGTTCCAATTCCAGCAACAGAGGCAGTTTCAATACCAATTGCAGT